TCGTTGGTTTTTTTATCGTTGTTGGTGGTGGGCGTCAAGCGATTGCGCATAGCAGAAATGCCCTTGCCCACCGTGGCTGGAGCACTGACGATAGCCGAAGTACCAGGACCCATAACAGCAGCCGTGACGGCAGTCTCTGTTACTTGGTCTGATAGGCTCTTGTTGCTTCCTGTGCTAATGTCTACAGCGTTCTGAGGAATCTGAACAGCGACCTCTTCGATAGGCTCGCCAATCAGTTCCTTGAGTACCTTTGATCCCATGCCGCCAGCTACAGCCTTTCCAGCCATAGCCTGTTCAACAGGATTCAATCCGAGCACACCTGTCAGCTTAGCAGCAGCTGCTCCAGCCATTCCGGATGCTACTTGGGTATCTGTGATACGTTTAGCCCGTAGGGCGGACCGGGCTTCTTCCGGACCCATGACCTTAGCAAGTTCTTGGAACTGAGGACTCTGTTGGATGATTCCTTGATCCCACTCTGCATCAAACGAATCAGCAGCACTGTTGCCTCCAAGAGTAGCTTCAAGGGCGGCACTACCTCCAACGGGTCCCATAGTGGCAATGAACGGAGCAGCCTGGGTCAACTGCTCAACAAGCATTTGTGCAGAACCAATAGGCTCTACCGCAAACTGCTTCGCGAACTCCCACCCTTCTTTACCAGACTGACGGGCACGCAGTCGTTCCAACGCTGCTGGCATCGGATAGGTGTCCGCAACCGACTGACGAAGATTCTGCCCAGCTGTAGACGCAGTTTCTACTAAGGTGTTCCCAATGTTTGCACCAGAGAGGTCAACATCTTCCCCTAAAGAGGCATCGTAGTAATCTTCCTCTGATGGATAAAATCCCATCATATCCAGCACGTTATCCATGAACCCACCAGCAGCACTTGCTGCCAAAGTACCTGTACCAGACACAATGCCAGCAGCTACGTTCGGAACGATGTTCTGTGGGCGATTGGGATTCTCAGCGTTGATGCGGTCGATAGCTTCCTGCTCACGTAGGGGAGCACTGTCCTCATATGCTTTCTGCTGAGCACGCTGGCTCATGGGCAGATTCCCAGGAACGTACTTACCCATCTGAGGCTTCGGTTCGAACGGGTTGAAGTCCACGGGATCACCAAGCCGTCCGCGTGGCTTAGCGGAATCGACAGCCTTCTTCTTCTCAAATGGATTGTAGTCTACAGGAGCGCCTAGTCGAGCCAAGGTTAGAGTTCCTTATTCGTAGTATGCGGGGCGGTACTTGCCAGTCTCTTTATCCAGCACCCACCAGTTACCTGCGTCGTCCTTTTCAGCCCCATCAACAGGAGGCTTAGTAGCATCGTGACCAACTTGCTTGCCAGTCTTCGGGTCAGTGATAAAGAATGACTTATCTGGAAACATCTTTCTCCAGGTGCTGATGGCTACTTGTGGATCAAGACCGTTTGTGTCTACCTGTTCGGCCAGTCGCAGCGAGGTAGCTGCGGGTGTCATCTGCTCAGCCCCTTGCACCACCTTCGACCCAAGGGCTTTGACACCTTCAAGAGCGCCCATCAGAGGGCTTCCAGACGCTCTTTCAGAGGTAGCCTGCGGGGTAGTACCGGGTGCCTGTGAGAAACGTCCTACGTCCGCGTCACGGCGGTTCTGGACATCACGCAGCAGAGTGGCTTTGTCCTCTGTGATGATGCCCATAGACCGTGCATAGTCTTTTACTTCACTACGTTCCAGGCTACGCACATCCGTGAGGATGCGATCCCAGTGCGACACCGTGTTGTCCAACGTGCGCCCGTCAAAGCGCGGCTGCTCGGGTGTACCCTTCGGAGGTGCTTCCCCGACCACTGTGTAGTTGGTAGGATCATCTTCCCGGAACTGCACCAACGTAGGTACTCCGTTTACCATGATCGTAGAACGTGCCATCTTCGGCTGACGTGGGGCCATCAACGGATTCAGCTTGGTCGTGGTAGTTTTAACGCCTGTTGGCACACCACTTTCGTCGAAGGTAGCAACGTCTTCGAACAAGGTGTCTCCTCCCTGGTAGCGTCTCGGTCTACGCATATCGAGCAGGTTCTTCATGTTGGAGGAGTTCGAAGCTGCTGCCGCTGCGTTACTGGCAGCGATCTGCGATTCACGCCACCGTTGCAGAAGCTCCATTT